ATGGCAGGCGGCATCAACAAACTAACGGCGGTGGCGATAAAGAATGCGCCAGACGGGAAGCTCGAAGACGGCGGCGGGCTCCGATTGACCAAAAAAGGTGCCGGCGGAAAGTGGATATACCGCTACTCATTCGCAAAGCGGCGGCGGGAAATGGGTCTGGGCAGCTACCCCGAGGTATCACTGGCAGAGGCCCGCAAACAGCGGGGTTATTGGCAGCACATTCTGCAAGGCGGCAAAGATCCGATCAGCGAGCGCGAGCGTGTGCGCGCCGATGAACTGACACAACTGGCCAAGGATGATCCCTTGTTCGAAGACATGGCCGTAGCGGTATTTGAAGCCATCCGGGGCGGTCTCCGAGGTGATGGCACAAGAGGACGATGGCTCTCACCGGTCAAAGTGCATGTGATACCGAAAATCGGGCGCAAACGTCTTTCCGAAATTCATCAGACAGACATCCGCGATGCCATAGCACCTATCTGGAAAACCAAACACGAGACAGCCGATAAGGCGCTGTATCGGACAAGAAAGATATTCCATCAAGCGAAGCTGATGGGATACGAGGTCGACCCTTTCACGGTTGATGCCGCCCGACACATGCTCGGGCACTATGATCAAGTTGTCACACCTATCGTTGCCACACCATGGCAGGATATCCCGGATCTATACGCCAGGTTGCACAAACCCACACCGGTTCATCGGTCGCTTCGTTGGGCGATCCTTACAGCCGCACGAGGTGACGGTGTGCGCGGCGCCCGCTTCGATGAATTTGACGGGGATGTGTGGACTATCCCGGCAGATCGAATGAAGGGACAGCGCGGCAAGGTTTCCGACTTCCGTGTTCCCCTATCAGACGAGGCCCTACGGTTGCTTGAAGAGTGTAAGGCCGATGCGGTTTCCGACCACCTCTTTCCGAGTCCAAGAAAGGGCTGCATCACGGTTCAGGCTCAGATAAAAATACTTGGAAAATTGGGAGAGAAAGGCCGCCCGCATGGGTTCCGCACTTCGTTTCGCTCATGGGTGCAGGACACCGACGCCGCCAGCTACGATGTCGCGGAAACTGCGCTTGCGCATGTGATCGGCAACAAAGTCGAGCGATCATATGCCCGCTCAGATCTGCTGGATAAGCGGCACATCCTCATGCAGAAATGGGCGGAATTCGTCACGGGCTCAGAGGCTAAAGTAATCCCGTTGCGGGGGCGAAGCTGAATTTTAGCCGCGGTTAACTCGCCTATATGCCCCTCGCCAGCAGCGTCTTAATGTCGTTCCGGATCTCCGAAAGGGTGCTGTTGGTCTGGGCCTCATGCCGGGAAATACGGGCGTGAAGGGCGTTGACGTCCTTCTCAGTTTCGGCGCTGTTGCGCTCGATCTCTTTCTCGACGGTCTTCCATCGGTGCTTGTTGAGCACCTGGCCCACCTCGAGGCGCACGCCAAAAACCACCAGTGTGACTCCAACTGGCCACAGCAGCTTGAACCACTCAACTAGCGTCATGCCCATCCTCTGAATTCAGTGGCCAACAAGACATGACCAACCCTGTTTTTCTCAACCACGGTGCACCAATTTACGGCCTGTTTCCTCTGGCGGTTTCCCGTCTTGCGAAAGAGTTGGAACTCAGTACCCTATCGCCATCTTGTGCCTCGCCGCCAGCAAAACGCCAGATAATGCCTCGTCATCGGTTACGTTCACTTGATGTTCTCCTGCCAATATGGCACTGAGATTCCCAGAGCATAACAAGGAGCAGGGGCATGAACTTCACCGAGATTCGCGAACAAACAGGCCTGAGTGTCCCTGAAGTCGCGGGGCTTCTTGGTCGTCCAAACCGAACCGTCTACAACTGGGAAGAAGGCAAGGGTGGTCCAAAGCCTGCCGAAATTGAGAAACTACTTGCTGCCCAACTTGCACCGAAAAAACCTGCTGGCGAACCTTCTTTCCGGTTCATTGACCTATTTGCCGGAATCGGCGGTTTGCGCCGCGCATTCGACATGGAAACCGGCGTTGGTGGTGAATGCGTCTTCACCTCAGAGTGGGACAAGTACGCCCGCATAACCTATTCGCAAAACTACGGTGAAACCGACGACGAAATTGCGGGCGACATTACCGAAGTCAGCGAAACTGACATTCCACAGCACGAAGTCTTGTTGGCGGGATTCCCTTGTCAGCCGTTTTCCATCGCTGGTGTGTCAAAAAAAAATGCCTTGAAGCGCCCTCACGGGTTTGCATGTGAAGATCAAGGTAATCTGTTCTTTGATGTGGCGCGTATCGTCGAACACCACCGCCCGAGAGCCATCCTGTTGGAAAATGTTCGTAATCTCGCGAACCACGACAAGGGACGCACCTTTCGTGTGATCCGACATACACTGGAAGAGGAACTAAAATACGACATCTTCCCAATGATCCTTGACGCCAAGTCGTGGGTGCCGCAGCACCGCCAGCGCATTTTCATTGTAGGATTCCCGCGCGAACGTGGCATCAAGGGCTTCAGCCTGCAATCCTTAAAGGATCGTGACCCATTGAGCGGGCCCAAACTGTCCACCATTCTGCATCCGGAAGACGGAACAGAAAAAGCCGAAGGGCATTTCACGACCGGCCCGAAGGCGAAAGTGTCGGACAAGTATGTTTTGACCCAACACTTGTGGAACTACCTACAACGGTATGCTGAAAAGCACCGGGCGGCTGGCAACGGTTTCGGATTTGGACTGAACAGCCCTGAAGACGTGGCCAGAACCCTCTCTGCACGGTACTACAAGGATGGCTCTGAAATCTTGATCCGCCGCCCCAGCGGCTCACCCCGTCGCCTCACGCCACGTGAGTGCGCACGATTGATGGGATTCGACAAGCCGGGTGAAAGCAAGTTTAAGATCAAAGTTTCGGATACGCAGGCCTACAAGCAGTTTGGCAACGCCGTTGTCGCTCCCGTAGCGACAGATGTGGCGCAGTTGATGCTGCCTCACATCGCAGAGGTTGCAAGCGTGACCGAGTCTGCGCGGGAGGCGCTTGGGGACGCTTGACAGACGTTCATGACCGGGAAACACGCAGCCGCAATATGGCGGCTATCAGAGGGAGGGACACGAAGCCTGAAAGGCTGTTGCGTTCAGTTCTGCATCGCGCGGGCTATCGGTTCCGACTAAATACGTCCCTTCCAGGGAAACCCGATCTGGCGATGAGAAAATACCGGGCAGCGGTATTCGTTCACGGCTGTTTTTGGCACAAGCACGATTGCCCGCGGTTCAAGCAACCCGGCGGTGACAATGCGGAATTCTGGCGAGCGAAGCTGGCTCGCAATGCTGAGCGCGATAAAGAAGTAACCGCTGCACTTCTGGCGTCGGACTGGCGGCAATTTGTCGTGTGGGAATGTGCGCTTGTGGGTAAAGGGCGTCTTGATCTACCCACGGCTTTAGACAGAATCGAAGAGTGGCTCGCGTCCGGCGCAGAAACGGGCGAGATTGCCGGCGAGTTTGATTGAGGGGCAGTAATATGGATTTGGCGGACTGGTTGGACGAACACTCAGAGGGCTGTTTTTGGTATGTGAAGCGTCTTTCCGGCAACGACACACTGGCTAATGGATCTCATCAGGCCGGACCATATGTTCCCAAGAGAGTGTTCTTTCGGCTTTTTCCTTCGCTCGAGAAACACACGCACGCCAATGCAAAGGCCGAAATTGAGCTTAGTGTCGATTCCCACCCGGATGTCAGACGAGTTACGGCAACGTGGTACAACAACAAATACTGGAAGGTTCCTAAACCCAAGCGCCCTCGCGACGAGACGCGACTTACGAATTTCGGCGGTGCCTCTTCAGCAATACTTGATCCAGAGAGTACCGGGGCACTCGCAGTATTTGCGTTCAGATTCGGCGAAAACGGCGACGCCGAAACCTGCAACGTTTGGATTTGCCGGAATGAAGTTGAAGAAGACGTGGTCGAGCGCGAGACCGGCCCCGTCGAGCCAGGTCGCTGGACAACATGGCCGCCCGATGGCGGTTTTCTGGCGCTTCTGCAATCCGCAGTCCGGGCAGATTGTCGATTGGCACGGCAAGAGCTACCACCGGAGTGGCTTACAAAGTTTCCTAGTGGCGCTGAGATAATTCAAAAAGTCATCGAATTGCGGCCCGACAATGAACTGGCGGTGGACAAGCGCTTGCTGCGCCGTCGGGATTGCGAGTTCGAGCTTTTTCAATCGCTGGAAGAAGCTGTGGAGCTTCCTCGTGCCCAAGCGGGGTTCACCACTATTTCCGACTTCCTTGCCGCTGCGCAGACTGTCCTGCAACGTCGCAAAGCCCGTTCTGGCAAGTCGCTTGAATTGCATATGCGGGAAATCCTGATCGAAGAGGCGTTTCAGGAAAACCGGGACTTCACCTACCAACCAAAGGCTGGGAACAATCCCGATTTTCTATTCCCAAACGAGACTGCCTATCTGGATAGTGCGTACCCGCGTCAGCGGGTACGCATGCTGGCAGTGAAAACGACGTTACGTGACCGGTGGCGGCAAGTCACCGAGGAATGCGCCGATCTGCCGACGCGTCATTTGCTGACATTGCAAGAAGGTGTGTCAGAGGCGCAGTTTAAGCTGATAACGGATGCCGGTATCCGCCTTGTTGTGCCAGAAGGTCAAATTAGCAAATACTCTAAGAATATCCGAAACCACGTACTGACGGTGGAAGCATTTATGGCGGACGTGCGTACAGTCTGAATTTCGAATGCCGGGCCCACATCGGAATAAAAAGCCATGCCATCCTGGCATGAGGCAGCGCTGAATTTTGGCTGCTTGCGACATGCCTCGGGAACTAGCTGGAATCACTTGGGCGACTACCGCCGTGATCTCGCAACGGAGTTCGCGAATGACCAGCACTAAACGCTGTGTTTTTTGCCTCGATTGAGCCTACTCCACCCGCTCGGCGCGCACCGACGTCACATACCCCTCCTCTGACACCGAATGCGTGACAGACACCACCAGCCACTCCCCGTTTGCTGCCGAGCTGAACCCGGTCAGCGCAACCTTGCCCTCAGCGACGATGCTCGGATTTCCCGGCAGCTCGATCTCGAGCGTTTCCTTTGCCCGGCTGGCGCGACGGGCCTCCGATTCGGCAATTGTCCGGGCTTCGGCCTCAGACCTGAAGCGCTGGCGCAAGCGACGCACCGGGTCCTTGTCGCCGATCTTGACCTCGATGTCCTGTTTCAGGTTCAGATCGCGATAGGTGGCGATGACGGTGCCTGCGACTTCACCCAGCCCGCGCCGCATGGTCCAGTGCGACACGTCGCCCTCGGACAGCGCGACGGTGGGTGTTGATCCCCCCGACGCCTTGCGCGCGTCCCCTCGCCTTCCGAGAAACAACAGACCACCGGCCGGCTTTGCCACCAGATCGTGCAGCAGGGCGACGCGGGTCAGAACCGACAGGTCGCTTTCGTCGATCTGGTCGATATGGCCAAGCACGATCGCGGCCGCCGCCTCGGTGACACCCGATTTCAGGTTGTTCTCGGCCACGATGGTATCGGCGAGCGCCTTCAGCGTCATTCCGGCGGGCCAGGTTCGGGTTTTCTGCTGCTGGATCGGGGCGAAGCCACTCGACGTCTCGCCTTGCGCCTTGGCGCGGCCGGTCACGGTGATCGCGCGCGGCGGGCTCGATTCCTCGACCTCATCGGCGATATAGAGGCCCATCGACTTGAAGGCACCCAGATTGCCAAGCGCAATTTCGATCTCGGCGCCCGGTTCCGGCATGGCAAAGCGGGACACGGGCGAGACATTGGCAAAGGTCACCTCGGCCGTGTCCGATACAAAGCCCGCGACATCGGTGACGCGCACGGACGAGACCTGGCTGAACACCAGCGCCGACAGCGGCGCGCCGTTCACCACCACGCGCAGAAGCGGCCGGAAGTCTGTCAGCCCCATAGCTGCTCGGTCTCCGTCTGGGTGTCGGATGCCAGATCCGGCAGGGCAATGCGCACCCCTGCCCCAAGCACCGCGCCCAATGCGGCCAGCCCGGGATTGGCGGCAAGCACCGCCTCGAGTTTTTGCCCGCCCGTGTCGCCGTACCAGGCGGTCACGATCTGATCGAGCACGTCGCCCTCTTTAGAGACGTAGAAATGATCTGAGACCACCGTCATAACGCGCCATCCTCATGCTGAAGTCTTGCCGGTGCGGGATGCCTTGAGCCGCAAACACCTCCTGCCCCTCTGTCACTGCCTCGATCACCCACAGGCCCAACACCTTGCCGATGCCAGAGATCAGCGGCAGGGGAATGCCAATGCTGCCTTGGGTGCGCAGCTTGTCGATCTGTTTCAGGCCGCCCCGGAAATGCGGATAGATCACCCCCTCGATCTCGATCGTCTCGGGCCCGTAGCCGGTAAACTGCATCGCGTCATTGCCACCGATGCGTGGCTGCCGGGCCCAGCGGTATTCGGTGGACCGGTTCAGGCGCTGATAGGTGGCGGTGTCGATCGAGAACTGGAAAACCCCGAGCTGCAGCATCACGTCGGCCATGGCCTACCTCCCATAAGGCCCGATCGCGGACGCGCGGTCATAGAGCCCGTTTCCAGCTGCCTTGCGGGCTTTCTCATCCACCAGCCGCATGATCTCCTGCGCCGACGCACCGGCCGCGTTGATCGTGTAGGTGATGTGCTGAACCACGCTGCCCGATCCGCCGCCACCCCGTGCCGGTGTCGCGGATTTGGAGAACAGCGCATTCACCTGTGCGGCCCTGTCGGACATGTGCTGCAAGGCGCGGGTGTTGGCGATGAAGCCAGCCCGGTTCTCAAACCGCAGCTCAGGGCCTCTCTCCCCAACCATGATCGGACCACGCGTGAAGGCCCCGCCCAGCGCAAAGCGGCGGTTCGGTCCCACCCCTGCCGGGGCCTGGCTGACATTGGCCGCCGAGCTGGACACTTGCGTATCGCCGATGCCCAGACTGCCCAGAACCGCCCCGCCGGTCTCCTTGACCCATTTCAACCCGTCGGTCACCGGTTGGATCTTGCCGAGCACCCACTCGAACTTTTCGCCGATCCAGTCGAGCACCGCGCCCAGGGATGATTGCAGCCCGCCCCACGCCTCACCGATCCCGGCAACGCCGTCCTTCAGACCGTCGATCACTGGCCTTGCGGCAGTGTCCCAGAGCCACAGGAGCTTGTCGCCCAGCCACTCGATGACCGGTTTCAGATGCGGCTCGATCTTCTCCCAATTGGTGTAGATCAGCGCCGCGCCCCCGGCGATTGCCGCGATGGTGGCGCCGATCGGGTTTGCGATCATCGCCGCACCGATCGCGCGGATCGCCCCGGCCACCAGAGGCCCGGCGCCCACCAGCGCCCACATGGCGCGGCCAAGGCTGAACACTGCTGAGCCGAACTTGACCACTGTTGCGATGGTCTTTCCGGCCAGCACGGTGCCGATGACGATGCCAAAATTCTCCCAGCCGCCGACCAGATCGGCCATGGTCGACACCACGCCGCCGATCACCCCGCCAACCTTGCCCATGCCGGTGACGATCTCGCCCACCACCGGCAAGGCCCGATCGACAAAATCGGCAAAACCATCCGCCCAGCGCTTCACGTCTTCCCGGTTCTCGACCAGCGTGTCGCCGATTTGCCGCATGGCCCGGGTCACGACCGGCATCAACTCGGCGCCCACCGTGTTCTTGAGGCCTTTCATGACAAGCTGGGTGTCGAGCAACGTGTCCTGGAACACCTCGGCGTCCCGGGCGGCCTGTTCGGACAGCACATAGCCGGTGCGGCGGGCATCCGCGCGAAGCTGTAACAGGCCCTTGGAACCGCCGCGCAGCATGTTGATCATGCCCACGCCCGAGCGGCCAAAGATATCATTGGCCAGCGCGGCCCGCTCGGCCGCCGTTTCGACCTGGCTCATGCGATCGGCAATGATGCCAAGCGCCTCATCGGGTGAGAGCGCGATCAGATCCTCGGCGGCAAGGCCGAGGTCTTTCAGCGCGTCCTTGGCGGTACCGGTGCCCCCGGCCGCCTCGCCGAGGTTCTTCTGCATCTTCTCGAGCGCGGTGTCGAAAGAGGCCGTGGCAACGCCCGAGCGCTCGGCCGCATAGCGCAGCTCCTGCAATTGGGTGGTGCCGATGCCCAGCTTGTCCGCGGTCTTTGCAACATTGTCGCCGAGCTTGGCCGTTGACGCCGCAAGCCCGAACACCGCCCCACCGGCCAATGTGGCGCCGAGGACCACGGCGCGGCTGGTGCGGCCGACCTCGGTGCGCATGTCGCGCCATGTGGACCCCACCCGACGGGATGCGGCAGCCGCCCGGTTCCAGCGCTCCTGCGCGCGGCGCAGGTCCCGCAACCGGCGCTCGAGTTGGGCATATTCCCGGTCGAGATGTTCGACCGATTGGCCTTGCCGCTCGAGAACCCGGCGCTGTTTGGACAGCTCTTTCTGGCGGCGCTCCACGTCCTTGATGGACTCGCCGACCTTGTTCAGCCCGGAGCGCAGAAAGCCGATGTTTTTCTTCACCGACTGCTCGAGAACCGAGCCGATGGTAATCGATGCGTTGAGGCGCTGGTTTTTACTCATCTTTCGGCAGCCCCTCTACCCACCAGACAAACCGGCTTGTCGGCATCGCCATGATCTCGGCGGCACCCCAGCCGGTGAAATGGGCGAGCCGCAGCACGCCCACCCGCACCTGCTCGCGGCTCAGGACAAAAAAGCCGCGTATGCCTCCTGAAGCCGCACATATTGGCGCATTGTCAGCTTGCGCACCTGATCCGGTGCCAGTTCGACCAGGTTGGCGAACATGGCGATCTCGGCCTCGGCGCTATCGTCGCCGTGTTGCCTGGCCGCGATCTGATCCTCGACGGTGGGCTCGCGCATGGTCAGTTTCCTGACGTCGGTTCCGTCCAGGTTCAGCGGGCGATCGGTGAAGTCGATCAGCATCGAGCCGTCGGGCTGCTCGGTGTGGTGGGTCTTGGTGTCCATGGGTCCCTCTGTCTTGACCGGGCGTTACAGGCCGATATTGGCGCGGTGTTCGGCGAGTTGATCCACGCCGTCGATGATCCGCACCATGTTGATGACGTCGATCTCGTTGATCGTGCGCTGACCCACGATCTCGCTGTAATAGGTCAGGCTCACGGTTACGGTGAGCGAGGGCTTGTTGCCCGAGCCCCATGTGCCGCGCGCCAGCGAGATGATCTTGCCCTGCATCTTGTGCTGCACGGCTTTGGTGGTGCCGTCCCGGCTTTCCAGCGAGCCCCGGGCGGTGAGTTGCACCGCTGCCCCGCTCTTGACGCCAAAGAGCGCCAGAACGTCCGCGTCATAAGACGGCAGGACAAACGAACAGGTCAGCTTTTCGAGCCCCATGTCGATGTCGATCGGCGCGTCCATGCCACCCGCGCGGAACTCTTCGGTCGATACCGTCAGATCCGGCGGGTTGTACTCTTCGATCTTTCCGGCATAGCCGCGACCGTCGACGAAGAGGTTCAGATATTTGAGGATGTCATTGGCGGCCATCAGTTAAAAACCTCCTGAATGTAGTCGTTCACCAGATGCGAACGGAAGGTGATGTGCTCGGCCGGATAGACCGGTGTGAAATCGAAGTTGAAGAATATCTTGCCGAGCTGGATGTTGGCCGCCGAATTCAGATCGGGATCGGCCCAGCACTTGCCGCCGAGGATCGCGCCCAGCGCCACCAGGTCGCGCAGATAGGCGTTCACGCCTTCGGTGACGTCCTCGACATAGGTCTTGGTAATACTGCGATCGACGGCCCAGAGATGCGCGCGCAAGAGCGAGTCGTTGATGATATCCGCCGTGCGGCGCACGCAAAGGAAATGCCACTTGGTGTCGGCGGTCAGCGAGCGGTTGCCCCAGAGCCGGTAGCCGTTCTGCCGGATCGTGGTCGCGACCTTGTTCTCATTGAGCAGGTTAGCGCGCGCATTGGCATCGCCCAGCTTGAAATCGACCGGGCGCGCGGTGCCGATGATGCCGTTCACCAGCTTGTTCGAAGGCGACGCCCAGAACCCGATCTCGTTGTCGGTCCTGGCTATGATCCCCGCAATGCGGGCTGAGGGGGGCTGGTCGACGATGTTCGCGCCCACCTGCACCTTGAACCAGGGATCGTGCAGGTAGATGCGGTCCGAACCAAAATCGCCGGCGGCCGTCTGGGCCGCGTCGTCGGTGGTGTTGGGCCCGTCGGCGATCACCACGGCGCGCAGCCGCTCGGCGATGCCCTGCAGCTCAGCCACAACCGGGTTTGCCAGATCGCCGGGGCGCTGATGGGTATACCCCGGTGCGATCAGGATGCGCGGCGAGAACCCGACCACGCTCTCGGCGCCGAGCAGCGCGTGCACACCCTCGAAATTGCCGGTGCCTGCGTTCACGCCGCCAACCACATTGGCCAGCGTGGCGGTTTCGTCTACGCCCTCATCGACCCGGACAACCACCACCACAGCGCCGATCTGGTCAAAGATGCCGTCCATCGCGCCCGGCAGCGAGCCGGCGCTGTTGCCGACGGTATCCAGCCCCGCCGCCTCGAGGCGCGAGCCTGCGACCAGAACCGGGGTGTTCAGCGGGAATCTGGCGGCATCCGCATCGGGCGCAGTGCCCACGATGCCGATGACCGAGGATTTGACCGTCTGAATCGGACGGGGGCCTGCGTCGATCTCGATGACCTCGACGCCATGAAGGAAGGATGCGGGCATTCTGACCTCGTGCTCGGATGTTGTTCCTGGTCAGAAAGTTGCACCTCGCGCCCCGCCTTTCCTCTGGCGGTTCCCCCGTGGGGGTCACCAGCTGCCGTTCGCTGAATACAAAAAAGCCTGCTGCAAATGCGAAGCTTGCAACACCAAACGACACCACCGTGCACTGGGCTGCCGCCCACCAGCGCCTGAAGTAATCGTACCGATGGACCAAAGGCCAATCATACACTAATTTTCAATCTGGACCACTCATGTAGGGCTGCTCAGCTCCACCGAGGGAGTTTACGGGCTACCAGAGCATTTGTGATCCAACGCAAGCCTACATCGGCGGATGCCGCCATTTCACTTGGTGGGCTCAGACTTGGTATCGTCGGGATCAGTTGCGTTGTCTAACGGCGCCGTTTCACCTGCCGACGAAGCAGCCTCTGTGATTTGAACCTTGTCAGCGAGGGACGCGACCTGCGCCTTTAGTTCAACTATTTCTTCCCTCAACTGCGAGGTCGCCTGCCTGCCGTCGAATACAGCGGGCGAGACCCAAGATACAGCGAGTTGCAGAAGCGCAAAAATAAGCGCAGCCAGACCCACCCAAGTGAGCGCAGAATTGCGCATCTTTTCCATCGCAACTTCTCCCGCCTTCTCAGCCACCTTGTCGGCATTCAAGAACTGACGCCCAAAGGTCGTCATGGCGGTCTTCTGAACTCCCTTTTCATAGTCTTCAATGGTAGGCCCCTCTTGGAGCTCCGACACTGGCGAATGCTTGAAGAGCGAAACCCGCAAAAACACGTCGCCCTTGCTGATCGCAAAGGGAACCTTGCTGAAGTTGAATAGGGTAGTGGAGACTGGGCAATTCCAACCCGGGTCCACGACACCAACGGTTAAGGCCCAAATACCCTTGTGCGTCATGCTGGTTTTGTAGGATACGTGCGCGGTAATGTCAGCGGGAAGGCCAAAGACCTCAGCGGAAGTCACCTGAACCATCTCATTAGGTTGCAGGTTGTATGGACCGGCGATCTCTTGTCCCTCATCGTTGAAGATGCTGCCAACCGTGAGGTCAAAGCTGGATGCGCGCTTTTTTGGGTTACCCTCTCGAAAGAACTTCATTTTATCGAGTTCTTTTCCCGCAAGTAGCGTCATTTGGTCCTCTCAAAGTAACTTCGACTTCCTTATTCCGAACGATATGCCATGGAACTGATGAAACTTGACAGCGACTTTTTGCGACGGTGCAACGAACTCCACGAGTTCAGCCACGATCCCCACCGTCAAGTCGGCGCGGTCATCGTCGATGCCAATGGACGGATATTGTCAGAGGGTGTAAACGCCCCCCCCAATCCTTTAGGGTTGTCACAATCCGATAGCCTGCGGGCTATCGAGGGCGATCCAGATTGGAAATACTTCATGCTGGAACACGCGGAGCGGAATGCCATTAGCTCGGCACTTGCGAAGGGCGCGGCGTTACACGGCACAACAATGTATGCTTCACTGTATCCTTGTGCGGACTGCGCCCGAGCAATTGTCGCAGCAGGTATCAAACGCCTAGTGGTGCCAAGCCTCGGGGGCGACACCGAGCGGGATAGAAAATGGAAGTCGCACTACCTCTACGCAAACGAAATCTTTCGCATGGCAGGCGTCAAAGTCGATTTCGAATAGCAACGCACTCGTTTCGGATTCCCGTGGAAGTGAGAATACCGCTCTGTTCGGCAGTGAAGTCTAGAGATAACGCGGGATTGGGCCGAACGATCATGCCTCGTTTGCGAACTCGTGAAATTGGAGCAACGGCAGCAATGGGCTCCTTTTCCCTATTGGCGTCAGATCCTCAAATCCAGGGCGGCACATGTCAGCTTGTGGTGATCGTGGCGAGTTGGTCCATGGCGGCCGCCTCGAGCGTCTGTAGCTCGGCGATCGCGGCCTGCAACCCGGCCGCATCCGCAGCGGCCGGGATGCGATCCTCGGCCAGCCGCTCCATGCCTTCGACAAGCTGGGTGGCCTGGAAGAACATGCGGTTCTTCTCGATCGCCCGATCCCGGATCGCGACGGCGGTCTCGCCGGTCACATCCGCCTCGATCCGGAACCCGGCCTCGGCCACGGCGGCGAAGGGCGCAAAGGGTCCATCGGGATCGCCCTCAGCCTCATGCGCGGCCCAGACCATGGCGTAGGGCATCTTGACGGCCCACGCCAAAGCCCGGTGCACCGTTGCTGCCCCTGCGATCTGCTGGCGCACATCAACGGCGATCTGTCGGGCCACGCCCAGCGCGTCCGCCTTGGCCTGTGCCAGTTCGTCCCTGGCGGCCTCGGCTTGCAGGTCTGCAAGGGCAGCGTAGGCTTCGGCCGCGACACCCTCGGTCAGAAACACCTCGTTGCCCACGATCCTGTCCAGCGCGAACCCTGCCTCGCGTAGCAGGCGGGCGGCGGTAGCCTGAAACTCGAGCGATACCTCGATCTTGATCGTCATGGGGACCTCTTATGCGACAGGGGTGTAGGGCAGCAGTCGATAGATCTGCGCGCTTGAGTTGTTGTTTGCCTTGGCACTGTCCGACTGATGCTTGTGGTAGAATTCCAGATAGTCACCGGGCACCAGCATCTTCACGAAATGCGTAAAGGGCACCACGTTCGCGCTGCCCGCGCTTGGCGAGAGCTGATAATCCTGGATTCTGGCTCCGTTCTTCCAGGTCTGCGCGCCTTCGCCGGTTTCGCCAAAGGTGTTCAGACGGTTAAAAACGCCATAAATGCCCAGCGTGTTCGCATCGACCGTGAAGCGTGCGCCATCCCACATCGCAGCGAGATTGCCATCAGTGAGCACCATGTTTTCGCACCGGGTCGGCACATCTTGAGGAATGCTCTGCGCGGTCTCGCCTGCGTTGGAAAGATCGAGGTGCAAGGGCAGACCGTCGCCGCCTTTCCCGAGCGCTTTGGCCAGCGTTGCCGGTGTCACAGCCTTATCAAGCACCGTTCCGGCCAGCGCCTCGGCCTCCGATGCCAGCAGAACCGGCCCGGCCTTAGCGGCGGCCGCTTTCCACGTGACCCACTGCCCGGCGGTCTGATCCCAGCGCCAGTCGGCCCCGGCCGCGTCGGTGACGGTCATGCCATTCACAGGCGCGGTAAACAGCCAGCTCGCACCGGCCCAGATCGCGATCTCGTTTGCGTGGCCCGCCCATGCGGTGGTGGGCGTATCCCCAACAACCCAGACGGTGCCCACAATCGGCACAGGCGGCGGATCATTGGCAACGGCCTGAATGGTCCGGTGTGCGCCCGACAGCAGCAGGTTCAGAAACAGTGTGCGATTGGCGAGCTGCTGCGACGGGACGTTCGGCACACCGGTCTTGCCCGGCAGGTCCGGCGGGCCGCCCAGAACGGGATCGGTGGTTTCGATCTGGTAGATGCCATCCGGCCAGAGGGCCGTTTCAGGGATGTTTGTCACGTGACAGCTCCATAGGTGAACGCGCCGTCATAAGTGATGGCGCCATTGTAGCGGTGGGCGGCTTCGGAGAAATAGAGCCCCTTCAGGTGGCAGCGCTCGGGGGCGACATTCTCAAGGATGCGCCGGAGCTGGTCCGCCTGATCGATGGTGATCGGGCGTTCGAGATAAACGCGATACTCGGCCCAATGATCCGGCTCACCATAGTCTTCCGAGCCGTCATGGGTCAGATCGCCGTTGTAGGTGAATGCGCCATAGCCCTCGACAATGGCCGCCGCGCCATAGCCAAAGGCGGCCAGTGCATTGCGCACGGCGCCGTTGGTGCCCTTGCGGCGATGGATGGCGATCGAGGCGGCAACCGCGCTGCGCTTGGTTTCTTCGGGCCAGTCGGGGTCCCAATCATCGACCGAGAATGCCCATGCCAGCCACGGCAGCATGTGCGCAGGGCAGTCTTCCGGGCTCCAAAGCACCCGGATCGGTGCGGCAAAATCCTGATGCCGTGCGGAGAACTGCTCAAGCTCATACTCGACCGGCTGTGCATTTGGCGGCAGGAGTGTGGGCAGTTCAGACATAGCGACCCCCGATCGTCACGGTGACCGAGCTGCAGTAGGCCGCCTCGGATGTCGCAACCACGATGTCAGCGGCCGGGCTGGTCAGAGCCACGTTCTGCACACCGGCCTGATGCAGGGCCGCGTGCAGCCCCGATACAGTGATGTCATGCCCGAGGCGGTGGTGATCCTCGACATAGGCCTGTGCGGCCGCTTCCGCCGCTTGCCGCACCACCTCCCCGTCCGGCCCTTCGTAGAGCGTCAGCGTGGTCTCTACCGCATAGGGGATGATAGTCGCCGCCTGCACCACAACCTGATCCGTCAGCGGGCGTACGTCTTCATCGTTGAGCTGCGCCGTGACGGCATCCAGCAGGGCAGCGTCGGGTGCACCGTCGCCGGTGGCGGAAAGAACCGTTGTCAAAACCTGGCCCGGCACCGGAGATTCGATGGCGATATCCTTGACCAGCGGCGAGGCCGACAACCCCCAGAACACGTAAGACCCGCGCGAGCCCGCCGTGGTGAACCCTTCCAGGGCCAGTTGCACCCGTTGGCGGAACCGTGTGTCATCTTCGACAACAGCCTGAACCGGCGGCACGGCACCCAGATCTGCGGCCTGAATGACGGCGCGCTCGACACCGTAGAAGGTGCCCAGATGGTCAAGCTGTGCGCCGCCTGCAAAGGCCAGCATATTGCCGCGCCCGGCATCGTCCACCTCGGCGCGTAGGAGTGTTTCGCGGTAGGCCCATGCCTCGAGAACCTTGGTGATCGGCTCGCTTTCCAGCTCCAGCACCGGGGCAAGACCGGGCTCGCGGGCGATCAACCAGGCTTTGAGTTCCGCAAGGATGGGCTCAAACGCCTTGCGCTCGATGATCTGCGGCGAGGGCAGCTTGTCGAGATTGATGGCGGTAAAGGCGCTCATGCGATTTCGATCCCCTCGATCGAGACCTCGCGCCCATCCGGCAGATACCGGCCCGTCAGGTCGATGATCACATGCCCGGGCTCAAAGGTGCGAAGGGTGACATTTTCGACCTCGATGCGGGGTTCCCATGTCATGATCGCCTCGGCCGTGGCGGCGATGATCGCGAGCTTGGTGGCCGAGGAATACGGCGCGTCGATCAGGTCGAAAAGGCGCGCGCCATAGTCGCGCCGCATGACCCGCGACCCGATCGGCGTTGTCAGAATATCCCGGATGGATTGGCGCAGATGGTCGATCCCGCCGAGCATCCGGCCAGAGGTGGCGTTGATCCCGTACATGGCGCCATCATGCTTGGCTGCCCGCGCCTATTCCTCTGGCGGTTTCCCCTGGACTAATCCGGCGCCCAGGCAATCGGCACAGCTACTATCCAGTCAAGTAATGCGCATTGAACTATGCCTTCGGTGTTTATTCGGGGGCATCCGCGATACCAGGATGCCCCCAAACACTCAGACAATCTTTAGGACACCGTTGTCGTTCCAGATTTTTCCAGCCCCAGAAGGAGCAGATGTTGGCAGATTTGGCATGGATATTGTCCCATCGCCGTGAACCGTTAGCTGAATGCCGTTCCCGGCCCTGATGTGCAATGAATCCTGAGAATGGCTGTACCAGATACCGCCAACGTTGTTGTCTTGCGGGTCCGCAAAATTCACTTCGCCATAGTGGCTGTTGTCGGTAATAATCGTCATCCCGGCATGTGCACCGTCTTCTTCAATGACAAAGTTTTTTGCCCCGGAGTTCGCACTTGAACCGCTGACTTCCGATGTTTGAATGTGAAAGTGCCCCTTTGGGTTTCGGGTATTGATACCAACATCGACTTGTCCAACCCCATTGCTGGGTGCCTGAAAATACAGCCATGGCGTTATTGATGGCATACCATTGGTTGAAGATGGCCCGCCGATGGCCAAGTCGTTGGTAACCGTGGAGCTGAAGTCCTTTCCAGATTGGATGTAATTCACGCCAGATTTTGCTCCAACGGTCACGCGACCCTCTTCGGGACCAGGCCCAGGCAGGCCTGGCCGAAGATGGACCCTGGCAGAAGCCCCGAGATACATATTTCCCTGGGCGTACATGTCCGCATCGTAATCCGTGTCGCTATCCAGCGTCGGCCAAAACTTGAGTTCACCGTCGAAAATGTTGATCACACCTTCACTCGAAACTATCGGTTTGTTGTTTGAATCCAGATCTCCGGTGATTTTGATTTGCTTTGCCTCGATGATGTCCGCAGTAATCACAGTTGGATTAGACATATTTCAACTTCCTTTTTTTAGGGGCAATCTCGCCCGCTCTGACCGCAATCGCAAACGTTTGCCGAGTGGCAAGCCACACTGGCCACCCGTTGACGTTAGGCAAACGTCATCAGGTGTTTGAGGCGAGGATGGAGCTTCACGTTATCCACCAAGGGTTGAATCGTAAACTGTGATCGTCATTTCAATTGGCCGCAATAAAGGCCCTATGAACGTGGCTTTTGGATTACTCGCGTTACAATTTGCTGTGTCGTGCCTCAGCCAACCAGACTACTTCGGCCCCGTCGTATCGCTCGGCCCCGGCGAGATCCCCCCATGCACGTGCGTCACGTGGCTGATGTCGCTTACGATCACATCGCCCTCGCCGGTGATCTCGCCCTCGAAATTCCCCGCTGGCGGAGCGCTCGAGAACGGCCCGGGCAGGATGATCCCGCGCGTGGTGTCGCCGCCCGGGGACAGAACAATGACCTGCGTGCCCGGTTCGGGTGGAATCCAGAACTTGAGCGCTTCCGACCCGAGCTGAGCGATGGGCAGCCAGTCGCTGTGCGCCCCGTTGCCCCAATCGACTTTTGCCCGGGCAGTGCCCCGATCGACCTCAACCACCGTCGAGACCATGATCAGCCGCTCGAGCATCTGCATCGCCTGAGACAAAGCAAAGTCGGACATTACAGATCCTCCGGCTTGTAACCGTCCACATGGTCAGGGCCGATCTCCGGCGCCCAGGACGTCAACACCTGCGTGGGCGTGGTGCCCTCATTGACAAAATAGCTCGGCCCGATATCCGCCTCATGCGCCCATTCCACCCGCCAGATATCGACCTGATCGGCCTGCGGCGCAAACTCATCCGGCTCTACCGCAACAATCATCGCCGCGCCCCATGTGACGCCGAGCCGGTTGTTGTGCAGGAATGCCGCCAGCGCCCCGGCCGCCTTGACCACCTCACGCCGCACCTTGGGGGTGCGGTGCCCGAGGAGCACCCGCGCCTCGAGCCGCACCAGGCACGGAAACTGCCCGGTATGGGCGTCATTGTCAGGCGCCGGTTCCAGTTCCGACAGCTGCACGATGATGGCCGGAACCTTCAGTTCGTTCCGGCTCTCATCCTCGGCCACCACCGTTTTGAACGTGTCGAACTCTGCCGCGATTGTCGCAACAACGGTATCCAGCGCCGCGCCAAGATCAATTGCGTCGCTCATCCCCTACCCCCAAAATTGTCCGGGCCCGGATCTCGGCCAGAAAGTGTTTGAAATAGATCGTGTCGATATCGACGAACACCTCGTCCTCGAGATAGATCATGATCCGATCTGCCACCGGCAATGTCGCCTCGATTACGGGATAGGCATTCGGCCCGGTTCTGCGGAACACGCCCCGGCGACCGCTGATGGTGGCCAGAAACGCCCCGTGAACCATGGTGTCGCCGAACTTGACGCCACCCGCCACCCGCTGCGGCCGCCCCTTGAAGGCCGAGATCGGCAGATCATTGGCGCCATACCAGAGTTTAAGGCTTTTGCGCCCTCGGCCCACGCGGTATTCGCGAATGCGGCGGCGGATGGCCTTGGCGTTTTTCAACCCCAGCTCGGTTTGCAAGCCCTTGGACGAGATCTTACGCAGAGTACCGGCGGTGCGCTTGGCCGCCCGGTTGCCCGCCATATCGACCTGCCTCGGGGTGGCTGCAAATTCGCGCGCGATCTCTTCGATCCGGGTGTCGTCAATGTCAAAGGCCAGCATTGTAGATCACGTTGGGTTCGGCGAGGATCAGGGATGCAAGCCCGGTTCCGTCGCGCTGCGGGCCCTTCATCACATCGAAGGTCTTGCCCTCAATCTCGGCCACATCACCCGCCTGGACGCCCGCCACCGCGACCTCGGGACAGGTGAAGCGGGGCGATTGGTGATCGTGCTCATAGTCGCCAAGGCTGGCGACCTGGCTCGGGTCATCAAAAACGCCAAGGACCTCTCCAACCACTGCCCCGTCCCGGGTGAGGATCGCCGTTGTTGCGAACTCATCCGGGTCGAAGAAGTCGGAGAGATCCTCCCAATCGGGATGCGGCATCGCTTACTCGGCCTCGGCCGCCTCGATGGCTTCGATCAGGGCGGGCTTTTTCATCTTGTCCGCGCCGACAATTTCGTACTCTTTGGCGATCTCGCGCAGCTCGGCCACGGTATGCGCATCAAGCGGCTTGTCTTCGTCATCACCGTCGCCATCCCCTTCGCCTGTGGCCAGCTTCGCCTTGCCGCGCTCGAGCAGGCTCCTTGCGAAGTCTTCAGCAACCGTCAGTTCCGCGCCGGGGCGTTGAATCTTGCCACCGATGGCGATGGCCGCCGTAAGCACAATGTCGATCTGTTTGTTAGCCATGTCTGGCCTCCTGTCTCTCAGGTAAAGGATTGCGGCGGCCCGGGGGCCGCCGTCACTGTGGCAATCGCTTAGATCGCAGGCTTGGCGCCGTAGGCGAAGCTCTCGACATGGCGATAGGCAAAGTCGAAGTCCTGGAAGGCGACGATGCGCACCCGGCCCTTTTTCGAGTGGGTGTAGGGGTCAACCGTCAGATCCAGCCCGCCCCACATGGCCGCAACCATGTCGGCAAAATTGCCGTGGAACACGTCGCCGGTCGCCACCTGGTTGGTGATCTCGGTCCGGTACCCGTTTACGGTATTGCCCTGCTCCCAGATCGTGGCACCCGTGGTGCCCGCGAACTTCTCGGTGGTCTTGCAGTGGCCCCGGAAACCGGCGTTGCCGATATAGGCCATGGTGTTGACGTCGGCATTGTCGGCCGCGATCTGCGATTCCAGATCCACCAGTTCGGCAAAGGTCGGCTGCACGGCAGCGAAGGGTGTCGCGTTGATCCCGGCGATATTCTTGATCCCCAGCGGCTCATTGCCGGTGCCGGTGCCGTAGAACCCGGTCTTGTCGGCCTTCATGGAAATGGCAATCGCCAGCTCGCGGCGCAGCCAGGCTTCGACGTCGATCGAGCTTTGCTGCAGCATCTTGCGGGTGACCTCGGTATAGGCGCCGAGCGTCTTGGGCGAGAGACCCAGCATACGCAGCTCGGCCCCGGTTTCGCCCGCGTCGTCATCTTCCCCCAACCAGAAGGCGGTGGCGCCGGATGCCTGGCCCGGGATGTCCACATTGCCGACCAGACCACCCATCGGGGTTGCCATGCCCAGCAGCACCGAGCGGTTGCGCAGCATCTCGATGAAGGACTGCGCCATCAGATCGGTGGCGATCGCATGGCCGCCAGTGTCCCCGGCCGCAACCCCCGTGGTTGCGGTGTTGAGCGCCCGGCGCAGCACATCGGCCGGAACCATGATGCCTTGCGCGGCGCGCTCGGACGATTGCTCGGCGGCGCGGGATGCCTCGAACTCAAACGCGGCAGCCTCGCGGGCGGCACTGTCATTGGGGTTGGCCAGCGCACGCAAGGCGCGCACAAAGCTGAACTGATCCGCTTCGTTCTCGCTCATGCCGATGACCCCGGCATCATCGCTGAGCGGCTGATTGCCCCGGCTGTTGGCGCTGTCGGAGTTGCTGACGTGCTCCAAAAGCGCGGTGGTGAAGTCGGAAACACTGGTGCCGTTGCGGATCGCCTCGGCGGCCAGCGCCTGCGCCGAATACTGTTCACCCAGCTCAAGCAGGTCCGCGGTGCGCTGCTGCTCGGCCTGGGTGCCGCGTTGCACCAGCGCCTGGGTGTCGGCGGCGCGTTCCAGTACCTCGAGCACTTCGACGATGTTTCCCTGTTCATCCACTTTTGCGCGGACCAGGTCGCCAGCCGCATTGCGGAGAATTCGTTCCATATGTCCCGATCCTTCTGTTTGGTTGGGGTTTGCCTGACGCTGAGTATTGCCGGGCAGCGGGGGGTCTTCCTCTGGCGGTTCCCCCGCCGAACGTCCCACACCCACATTCGGATCAGCGGGGATGCTCACCATGGAAATCTCGAAAGGTTCCCACTCGGTGACGGTCACCGTGTCGGTCTCGCCTTGCCGCGCGAGCCACGCTGGACAGCGGGACACCCCCGGCGAACCCAATCGTCGAGGGTAGTCATCGCGATCCCGAGATAATCGGCGGTCTCAGCCCTGTTCAGCGTCCGCCCGCGCCCGACATTGTTGGCCACTCTGCCACCTCAAGTAATAGTAGTAGGACACGTTTCCCGCGCCCTCGCACACATGTTTTTTTGCGCCTATTCCCACCCACAGACGATACCCCCGGGGGAAGGACCCACTTTTTCAACCGCTTAGGACCTCATCGCGTCAGCGTCTTCCAAACACCGACGCCCGAGCCGACGTAGAACACCCACTCGATCATGCGCGCGAATGCCTCCTGCAAGGCTGGCGTCGGCAAGTCATACACCTGCTGATCGCCGAACACGTCGCGCAGGTAAGGGATGCTGTCGAACACCACGGCGGTCTCCCACAGGATCAGCGGCCCACCGACCGCAAAGACCAACACCCAGAACCACGGGAAGGCCAGTTTTGCCCGGTTGAACTCCGCCATGATCTGGGCCTCATTCACCAGCTCGCGCGCCAGCTCGATCGTGGCCGTTGTCTTCAATCGTTCGGTGTCGTTTGCCAGTTCGGCCCGGCGCTCCATGTGTGTGAACGCCTTGTCGACCATGCCGCCAAAGCTGAGCTTGATCAGGAATGCGAGAATGCCCGTCATTTTAGCGAAAGGGCCTTACTGGTGACCGATCGAAGGATGGCGTTACCAACCAGAGTGACTACGGTCAGTCCAACCCTAGCCTTTGCTGCGATCTCAGGCGCTAGACCCAACGCCACCAATTGATCCAATAAAGGCAACACCTCGACGGCAAACGTCACAATCGCCATTAACGCGTTGAACCAGAGAGTTTTTGAAAGCCACCACGGCTTTGGATGCCACCACGGCCTAGACATTGGTCAACTCCCTCAGCTTTTCACGATAGGCAGCGGCCCTGCGCGCGTGCTGGGCTGCGTTCAGCGCCATGATCAGGGTGCAGACCGCCAGAACCCCGATAATCGACCACAGCGCCCATTCCGGCAGGTCCGCCAGCGCGGCCCCTGCCCCGCCAAGCGGCGTGGCGCGGGCGCCCTTGGCCTGGCGAGCACCGGCGCCCTGGGCATTGTCGGCCTCTTTCTGCAACCGGGACGCCGACTGCGTCGCCATCGCCACCGCCTCGGCCTCGGTATCGGCCACCCGCCGCGCCCAACCGCGCCCGAAGGTCGACCAGGTGCGCAGCTTGCGTAGGAACCCCATGCGAGCGGCGCTGGCCTTCCGGATCACCGCGACCAGATCGCCGGCATTGCGGGCCCTGGTGAGCGTGTTGATCCCCACCTTGCCGTCAGCGGTTACGCCCAGCCCCTTTTGCACCCACTTCGCGCCCTTTGAAGGTCCAGAGGTGACCCCGCCATCCAGGGCAACCAGATCGAGGCCCTGCGGTAGCTCATCACCCTTGACTTCGTTCCAGTAGTCCTTGCGGTAAATCCGACGCGCCTCGGCAACTTTAAGCGCCTGAACGTTGCGCTTGGTCACTGCCCGGCCGCGATACCTGGCCAGCGTGGCAAGCGTGATCCCGAGGTTTGTCGCCCCGCCCGGGTCCTTCGGGTGATCCACATAGCCGCCTTCCCATTTCAGGATGTGGTTCAGGCAGGCTTCAAAGTTCTTGCTGCTCATAGGTCCTTGATCCTTCGCCAGGGTTCGCCGCGATGATCACGCGCAGCGCATTCCCCGTCCTCTGGCGGTTTCCCCGACAAGGATCTCGCGAACACGATAGGTCGATAAATTGACGCCATGGGCGATTTCACCGACCGACAGTCCATCAGCCGCCATTTCCCGAATGCGGCGATCCCGCGCGGCCCGTGCGATGAAGCGGCAGTTCGACGGTTGCAGGATCATCCCGGAGAACGCCCTGACCAGCTTGTTCGCATCATTCCAGCCGAGGATGCGCACCAGCGGGTGGTCGACTTCGGGCAGGCGCTTTGGGATGTAGACGCAGACGCGCCAGGCGCGTGACCCGGACTGCGGCAACGATCCGATCAGATGCAGCGCCTGATCGCGTCCGATCACCTCGGCAATCTCTGCAACGCTTTCTGGGAGTGGCGGTGCGAGATCAGTCAACCTGATCCCCCAAACCGGCGGGTCGGATCGCTCATGTCACCAGCACCTCGATGCCCTGCGCCGCAAGGATCGCCTTTTTCAGATTGAACACGTCGGTTGCGTGCCCCTTGCGGTCTTCGATCACCTGCGCGCCCAGCGCGTGATCGACGTAGACGAAATCGGCACGGTAAACCCGCTGCCGCTTCCCGCTGTCGGTCATGATCGGACCATCCCGACCGACAAGACCGATCTCCACCTGACGGCGCAGCCCGGAAATCTCTCCGGCCATCTGCAACAGCTGCAACTGGTTCCAGCGGTCAGCTTCAGCCTTGCTATCGAAAGACTCGCCGTCGATCTCGACGCGCTGGGCGCCTCGAACGCGGCGTTTGTCTTCCTTAAGCTGTTCGCCCTGCATCTGGTGAAGTTGTGCGACAGTCATGCGTTCCATGTCAGGTCCCCTCCTGGTGGGCTTTGATCTGCTGACCTGCAAATTTCAGGGCGGCAGCGATATCTTTTGCCACCGGATCGGTTGCGGCCCGGCCGATCTGGACCTGATAGGCCCCGCGGATTTCGTCGAGGCTGTGAAAGCGGGTTGATCGCGGCACCATCGCAACCACGCCCTGACGCGGCGCGCGCACAACGCAGTCGCCCGCGTCCAGATCCACTGTCACGGTGACCTGGCCGAACACACGGCCATTGGCGAGGGGGTCGCAATGGGGCGATGTCATAGCTGCACCCCCGCTTCGCGGCATTGATCGAGGGTCACCAATCCGGCGGCGATGCACTCACGCGCCGCAGCCGCGCTGATTGTCCGGCAGAGGAATGGCTTGCCTTCCTGGATGGTGTTGGCGTGAAACTCCAGCACCTTTGCTGGGTCCGCCGCCTCTTTCGATGCAGGAGCGTGCTGCACCCAGCGCTTGGCCCGCAACCAGTTTTCCGAGAACGCGATGTACTGTCGCTTGTTGCCCTTCTGCTCGGCGGCATAGGCCCGGGCCCCGGCAAGGATCTTGGCGGGGGCGGTCCCCGCTTCGATCGCTGCCCTCAGCTCAGCCTCGGTCGCCTCGCCATCGCCAAGGCGCGGATACACGTCCTCGAACTCGCGCTGAAAATCCTCGAAGTTGAAATCTTGTGTGTGTGGCGCCTCGGGCGACACACAAGGTTCAAGGATGGTTCTAGTATGGTTTGGGTGCATCTCCTGCACCTCTTGACGTGCATCTGCTGCACCCGTGGGGTGCACCTCCTGCACGGGTGCATCTCCTGCACCCCCTACATTTTGTGCAACGGGTGCATTTCCTGCACCCCTCTGATTCCGCTCAGTAAGGCTAGGCCGAGTTTCTGGAAGCCCTGCGACCGCCGATAGATTGATCTGGTATTCGATCGTGTATCCGTGATGGTGCTTGCGTTGACCGACTTCCTTCACCAGGCCTTTCGCGAGCATGTCCGCGATAGCCGTCTGAACGGTCCGCTTGCTCTTGAATTCGAGATCCAGCGCCATGTTGGCTTTGCTGACCCAAATCCCTGATCCGTCGTCAGATGCCGCATCTGCCATGTAGAGCAGAACAGATTTCATCGTCTGCGAGCCGACAACGCGGCGCTTAACCAGCGTGTGAACTTCGTTGCTCATGTGACCCGCCTCGATTTACTGCTCGTAAGATTAGTTGTCAGCGGTAGGTAAGAGATCGTTGCCCCGCCCTGCCTCTGGCGCCTGCCCCGCGCCCCGGTAACCGCACTTGTCAGCCGCAATGAACCCTTGCCTGGCCGCCGGTACTGACGCGCAGTGCAATCTTGTTTGTCACCCTGTCGGGCCCACTGTCCCGTGATGTTCAGCGGGGGAAGTAACCGGCGATGTCGAATACGCGCGACTGGCTCGCCAACCCGTCGCGCTGAACCGTTCCGACGAAAGGAGAAACCGGAGCAATGTTCTGAGACGCCCAGCGCCAGGGAACCGCATTGCGAATCCACCCAGCCTGCCCCAACGTGTAACCGCGCGGGATGCGCGATGGGGCTGCAACCCCGCCGCGCGTATCCATCCCGCCAATTTGAGGACCAGGCAGGATGAAATCTGTTTTCTTCTACCGCCACGTGAACCGCTTCGGCACATGGACGATTGCCATGATTGGCGAGCTCTGGGAAATCGCCCATGAAGATCAAACTCTCGGTCGATACAATTGGCTCGCGGGTGCTCACGGAGATCTTGTTCGCGGTTATTGCTACCACCCGTCGAATGGAATTGACCCGGCTGACTGCGAACTGCCCGACGACTTGGCGGATTGGGAAAGGGTTCGCGTCCGTCATCGCTGAGCCTCATCACGCTGGCGCCACGACTCGGTCAGCGTCGGAATGGCCCATTCGGTCATTTCGCCAAGGGCGTTAAGATCCTTGATTGTCAGTGACAGACGCACGGTCTCGCCGTCTTCCCGGTCGAACGACACCGCCAACCGATCCCGGTCGTGGTTGTCGCCTGTCAGGCCGCGAAGCTTGGCGCGAGGAAACTTGGGCGGGGTGTTCAAGTCTCGCCCTCCCCGCCTGACATCATCAGTCCCCACAGAACAAAGAAGCCGATCATGTAACAGGCCAGATCCCAAAGGCTGTCCAGGATGACGATTGCTTGAAACCCGCTGTTGGGAATGTCGCCAGCAACTTCTTTCAGAAAAATTCCGACGATCCCAAGCCACAGCCAGGTATGAGAAAGCCCGCGAAACAGCACAAGCGAGCTGACGGCGACGCCGATGCCAAAATGCGCGAGGCTGACTGTCAGCCACCAGCCTAGGGCGCCGGAAACCGCCTCTGCCCCTGCACACGACAAGTCGCTGTGCAACAGCGCGCCGAATTCTTGCCCGATACCGCTCATCTCTGCCCGATCTGCCCCAGAATGTCGTTGCGCGTCTGATCTGCCGTCAGGATTTCCATGGTCTTCCAGACGCCCAGGATCGCGCAGACCGTGTAGACGTCCTCAATCACCGGGCTGCTCATCCCGGATAGCCAGTTCTGGATTTGCCGCTCTGACCGCCCGAGCACTGGCGCGGCCCGCCGGGCGACTTCATTGTCGGAGACACCAGGGAACGCTTCGCGCAGTGCCTCAGCAAACCGGCTGCGCGCCAACTCCCGCGCCTCGACCCGGTTCACCACGAAAGACTTTTCGCGGCCGTTCAGGAGAAACTTGACCCCAGAGGAAATCACGCGAGGAAGGGTTTTGAATGACATTCAGCAGCCCCATTGAAATTGACGAAAACCGATCATCATGCAGCCCTCTTGCTTGGCTTGTCGAACGAGAACAGACGCTGTTCGGGCGCAGCGAGGCCGTGTTCCCGACACAACTCGCAGACGATGGTGTATTTCTTGGCGGGGATGACGTTTGCCGATCTCATGTTCGAGATGGCGGGCGACTTGACGCCCAGCGCCTTTGCGAACTTTCGGATACCAACTGCATCGGTGATTTCGGCCACGGTCATCATGCAGCTAGCTATACACTCATTTTTTATGAGGTCTAGAATTCATTTTATTGAAAGTTCATTTTTTTTGACCTACAGTGCAATTTGCCCTCATAGGAACGAGGGTCAACAAATGGATTTTGCAGGGAAGATCGCCATGACACGTCTAGGAGACGCGTCCAAAGAAGCGTGCGCATACCGGATGATTGCGGCTAGAATCGCTACTGGCCTCTCCAAAACCGAGTTTTGCAAAGGCGCTAACGTAAGCCTGACATCCTACCTGAATTCGGAGGCGGGCCTTAGCTTTCCGTCACGGAAAGTCATGCTATACCTACATCGCGAACACAGGATTGACTTCAATTTCATCATCCACGGTGATTTCCAACAGTTGCCTGCGGATGTTCAGGATCGCCTTTTTGCCGCACTGCAAGACGCAGCGAGCCAATAGGGTCGAACACCCAGTTCAGGTTAAGCCCCATGCGATCGCGCGCCCAGGACGCAAGGTAGATTACTGCTGCCCGCACGGCTATTTCCTCTAACTATTCCAGTACAAATTGCGTCAGTTCTCCCGCTTCGGTGAATCGGGTGCTGGCACATGTTCGCCTTATGCGCGATCTTTCTGGAAAAATAAACTCATAATTTTTGAACTTTTGGGATTGTAAGTTCATTTTTTATGAGTTACGCGTTGTTGCCAGCGATAGGAGGTAGACAATGCAATCGAACTCGCAATTCGAACAACTGGCCCGGGTGATTGCAAATCCCAGCCACCACTATCACCCAGCGCTCGCTGTCGCCGTATGGTGCAAGGCAAAGGGCCTGTGCGGCCAGCCGGTGACAGACGATCGGCTCCATCGCATTGGCGTTGATCGCTCGACGATCGATCCGGCGCTGATGGAACAGATCGCCCGCGAAGAACGGGTACGTCTGCGCACCCGTGAACATGCGGCCCGCCGGGGAGGCGTCCGCCCTGCCCCGTTGATCCTGCCAGACGCCATCGCCTGACCTACCTCGGGAGCGCTCTCTCCCCTTTCGAGCGCGCACCGACAACTGGCCGGGGTGATGCCGTACCCATCGCTCCGGCCCCTTTCTTCAAAGGATCAGCCACCATGACTGAGCGCCTTGACCTGAACCGGATCCGCCTCGCCGTCGACACTCTGGCAAACACCTCGATCTCTGGATGCCTGGACAAGCTGAAGCTCTTAATCATCAAACACGGCGGACGCGGGGATCTGCCAAGCGAGCGGATCGGGGAATATAACCCCCTTATCAAGTCAGCCGAGTTGTTCGGTGTCTACGCCATGGCCGAGGATGCAGCGGAACTGCCAAAAAACTGGCTGATCGCCGCGCGCAACATTCTTTCCGCCGATGCCGAGGACATCCCGCGCCCAGCGCCCGGCGCAGCGCCCGAGCTGGGCGACATGGTGCATTTCCAGAGGTCCCCGACCCACCACCGCGAAACCGGAACCGTGCGCGGCCGCCAGTTCGGCACCGGCATTGTCGAGGTCGAGGATGCACAATCGGAAATCATCCGGCTTGGCCCGGGTCAATATGAGGCGGTTCCCCATGTCTAATTCAGATGCCACTCACGGCAGTCAGCCCCCGTCGGTGCCTGAATTTCTCAAGCCCGGCGGGGGCGCCCGTGCCCCTGAGAAAGCCTTTCACTGCCCCCTCTGGCCAGAATGCAACTGCCCTGACGGGACAGTTCAACCAGACTGCCCGGGGCTAAAGAACCAGGTCGAAGATGACGGCCTTGTCACCGTCCATCCACTCTTGCAGGAGGTTCGCGCATGAGCGTATCGAGCCATTTGGTTGAAACGCCTGAGGACCTGGCGGTTAAGGTAAAGGCATGGAAGGCGACTGAAGCGGAGATAATGCGCTTCGGCACTTCATATGCGCAGCACTTTGAAGTCGGTCAGACCAAACCGAGCAGGGAACAGAATGCCATTGCCCAAGACGCGATGGAAAAGGGCTACCCAAAGTATGTCATTCGAGGCGCGGGCGACTTCCTACGCAGGATCGAGGTCGCCAAAGCAGCGGAGAAATCCGCAGACGTTACGGTGCTGCGAACCGAGCTTCGTAGCCTGATGCACGAGTTTGCGAACAAGATCGGACTCGGGAAGGCTTTCCAGTGAAATCCGTGGGCATTCCCAAAGTACAGGGCAATCCGCTCCGCGTACTTGTCGGTTGCGAAACCTCTGGCATTGTCCGCCGTGCCTTCCTCGATCGAGGGCACGACGCCTGGTCTTGCGATTTGCGTCCGGCCGATGATCGTTCAAACCGGCACATGCAGTGCGACGTCCGCGAAACTTTGGACATGGGCTGGGATTTGCTGGCGGTCATGCATCCACCCTGCACACGACTTTGCAATAGCGGTGTTCGTTGGTTGAGCAAACCACCGGCTGGCCGAGCGCTCGAGGACATGTGGGCGGAATTGGATGAAGGCGCGGCCTTGTTTTCCGCGTGTTGGAATGCTCCGGTTCCGCGTGTCGCAATTGAAAACCCGGTTATGCACTCCCATGCGAAAGAGCGGATAGAGAACTATCAGCCATTCGCCCAATCGGTGCAGCCATGGCAGTTCGGGACAGACACCAACGGCCCAGACAACGAGCGGAAGCGCACGTGCTTGTGGCTGCGCGAACTACCCAAGTTGAGACCCACAGGCACTTTGGACGGCTCTACAGCGCGCGCCAGTGTTCACAGGGCCAGCCCGGGCCCGGATCGCTGGAAAACACGCTCAAAATTCTTCCCCGGTTTGGCTGCCGCAATGGCCGTCCAATGGGGTGATTATGTCTTAGAAAGGAATGCGGCATGAAGATCAGAGCAGAGGGCAACCGATGACAGCAGCAACCGTGACGCCGAAAATCTATGCGCGAATCAAAGAGTGCCGCGACCTGTTCGGCATGAGCCGCGCCACCGTCTACCGGCGGGCCAAAGAGCAATGCTTCAAGATTTACAAGCGCAACGGCATGTCCGTTGTGAAGATTGAAGAGGTCTCGACCTGGATAGAAGGGCAGTCCCTATACTGA